CCCATCCAAAAATTAATAATACTACACAAACAAACACAACAGAACTGGCGACCAACCATCTGCGTCGTTGTAAATTTATTTTAATTATTTCTTGTGTATGTTTTTCAATAAGGATGGTGAATCGTATCATATTAATATTTACCTATATGATACGATTAGTTTTAACCAACTTTTAATAGGATGATATCTTCATTGATTCTACCATTCAGTTTAGTGTCGGTAGCATTGATATCTTCAAGGAATTTTCTAAGAGCTATTTTTCCAGCTGATTTAAACTCTTTTAGCTTATCTTCTGGTTTTCTAATGGTTTTTTGAACACTTTTATGCTCATCATAACCAATAATGGTAGTTCCTTTAATACCAAGTGGCCCAGTCATATCATCTGCAATGTATTTTCCAAGCTTTCTTGTTTTGGTATTATAAGTCCATAATTCTTTTGAACCTAATATATCAGTCGGATTGACTGATACTAGTTTTAATGGTTCGAATGTCTTCAAGAATTTCAGTTTTTCTACTATTTTATCTTTAGGAATAGCTTTTTTAGCTCTTGGTTTACGTAAAACCTTAGCTTCTTCCATTAACATAGTGCAAGCAGAGTCAATTTCCTTATAAAATGCCAATAAATTGTTTATTTGCTTCTTATTTCGATGCTTATACCCTTCTTTAAGGTCTTCATCCTTGCCTTCGATTACTTCTGATAGTTCTTTTAATCCGAATGAGTAATAATCTTTAATAACACGAGCATGAGCTGCTTTTACTTCTTTACCTTTTAATAAATTAAGAATCTTGAACTGCTTTGGGTCGAATTTTTCAGGGGTTTCCATCCAAACTTCGATTGCATCTTCAATTTCTTCAGTCATTTTAAAAGTTGCTTCTCGAACACGCTCCTGTATACTAACAACTGGTGTATTTGGTTTAGTATCTGCATCATCTTCTTGTTCGATGTCATTTTTACTATCATCAATTACTTTATTAATAGCATTAATTAGCCATTCTTTAGTATTTGTACCCTTATTAAAATCATCACGTTGTTCTGGCATACCACGGGATAAACAACTGGCAATTGCACCCATTGTTGTACTAACGCGCCAATCTTTGGATTTCTTAAAGTCTGTAATAACACTTTTTTCATAGCCGTTTTCAGTCATCCAGGTCAACACGGCTGGTTTCAGGTCTTTACCGCTGAATTGTATGTTATAATAATGCATGGCATTATGATAATGCTTCAAGAATTCAGTTGCAGATAATGATTCAGTATCATCCCAACGTGGACTCCAATCTTTATTACGATTTTCACGTATAGTGACGCTAGTAATCTTAGCTTTTTTTGTTTTTTTAGCTATTTTTGCCATATAAATTCCATTTATGGTGTGGGATAGATTACTTGGCTAGGTTTTTCAGGTCTATCTGGACAATACAAGCAGTCTGGATCATTGCATTTTTCTTCTAACCATTTATTACATAACTCACAGTAGTAAGCATCATGTCTTAGACAATAACTACGCTCACTACCACAAGTACAAAAGTTTTTAGACGGTTTTACGTCCATAGTGATTTTCTAACCTTAGTTAATCTAATAAGCATATCTTCTTCTTCTTGTTCATATTGAGCTTCAATATCACTCAATCTTACATGAGTAGCAGAACGTTCTGCTCGTTCTTCAGGTGTTTCATCTTCATAGTCAAATAACGACATAATATCATCACTGCCATTTCTTTTTTTATTGCAGATTTCAGACCAACCACTTACATCATATGGATCAGGACGATTTGGATACACTTCTTTCCACCATGTATACAATTCTTTAATTTCCATAGCAGCTAGTGCTTGAGGTGTTGGTTGTCCATATTCTGGATCATTTTTATCACACCATTCTTCATTAGTTAATTTTGAAGCCCAGTCTAAATAATCTAAACCAGCTTCCGGACAGCGCCAAGTTCTCCATCTAAAGAAATTAGTTCTCCACCAAGGAACGCAATACATATCACGTTTTTCTTTATCCCACATAACATTATGCCATGCTTGTTCAACCTCGACAAAATTTACAAGTTCATTGAACAAACATGGTAAGAAACGATAACCAACATCTTGCCAGTTTCCTGGCTTAATGTCATTAGGATGAGCAGTTAATGCATGGCTTTTGACCACCCAACGATTATTGATGTAATAACGGAACGATTGGAACGTGTTATATGGCAGGTAAACAAAGTCCTGAAGTTTACCTAAACCGGTTTCTGCAATCCAATATCTAACAGGATGTAGTTTCTTTGCTTCTTGTTTCCATAATCGCCATTCACGAGCAGTAGCGAATTCAGGTTTTTTACTACCTGAAATCCATTTTGCTATTTTCGAATTTGACCAATAAGTTGAGTGTTGTGCCATATATGCCTCTTTATTTTACTAAAAAAACTATTATACATAATTGGAAAGTATTTGTCAATAATAAATGATAAATAAGACTGTAGTTCGCGGAACGCCAATTCCCAACTACTTTAATACTAAACAGGAGTATCAACATGAATATTTATCAATCAATACCAGCATATGTGTATAAAATCACTTGCAATCCAACTGGGCAATTTTACTACGGATACCGTGAAAGAAATATAACGAATCATAAATACCCACACGAGGACCTATGGGTTGAATATTTTACAAGTAGCAAGTTAATCAGCGACTTATTAAGCCAATATGGAAAGGATAAATTCACTACTGAAATTATTTTTACTAGTACGAATAGATTGGATGCATATTGGATGGAACAATCCTATATTCAACAGCATTGGACCAACGCATTATTATTAAACAAACATTTTATCGACCCAGTATCTAAACGCAAGGCATTTAGAGCAACAAAGGAAACTGCTGCAAAAGCAACATTAACTAAACGTTTACGGGGTACGGATAAACTTGGTGGTGCAAAAACACTAGAAACTTTGAAAAATTCCGGGAAATTACGTGATAGAGCATTGAAGTCTGCCTCAACAAAACGAAAGAATGGTACCGATAAATTATCAGTGGAAAAGTCTATAAAAACCAGAAAAGCTAACGGTAATGATAAAATCGGAACTGAAAAAATGGTTAGAACTAGAATTGAAACTGGTTCATATATCACTGGTGCTGCCAAAACAGCGGAATTAAGAAGGATTAGAGGAACCGATAAAATCGGAGCTGCAAAATCCGCTGATAAAAATAGTCATTTCTGGGAAGTTATAAATCCAGAAGGGATGTCATCAGTAATTAAAAATTTAAGTAAGTTCTGCCGCGATAACGATCTGCACGTAGCTGCCATGTGTAGAATAACAATATCTGGTAGATGCCATAAAGGATGGAAATGTAATAGAATACAATGAAAATAGGGGGTTCTAAAACCCCCTATTTTATTATCATCTAACTAAAAATGGTTTTAGGTTTGGTGGAGACCAGGAAATTGGTTTTAAAACTTTTCCATCTTCTCTTTTTAATACTTTACCTGTATCCGGGTCAATTTTACTCATATTAGACCGGATAACTTCATTCCATGCACCTTCTACGTCAACCCCTGCTGATAACAGTGCACCAACCCCAACTACTATCATATCTAAAATTGCATCAGTGACTTCTACTAGGTCATTATTACTCTCCGCCACACTCAATTCATTAAATTCTTCTCTAATGAGGTTCAAGTATAGATTATACTGTGCTTCATTGAATTTGTCAACTGTTTGGTCTGATGCGACCATAAATGTTTCTTGATCTTTAAAAATACTCATTTTAATTTCCTTATTATTATTTTCTTGTAATCGTTCTTTAATAGAAGTATATGCAGTAATCATACCCATATGTACTTGTATACTAGCTACGTTATCGCTAGTATTGCATATATTTACAAGAGATGCAATCTCTTGATCACAAAAATCGATGCATCCTTGTATTTTATCATTCATTTTAATTTCCTTATTGTTGTTTCTCTTCATTAAACCAACGTAGTATAAACCACGTGGCATCTTCTGGTCGTTCAAACATCCATTGTTCACGATAGCCGTTAAAATTACCTTTTAAATTTTCTGAACACCATGTTTTAATCACGTGTTCATTTAATGTCCTAGCTATTGGATATGGAAGTTTTATTTGTGTCCAATCTGGGAAAGCTGTTTTAAATACCTCCCAAAAGATTTCTCTATCCATTTCTTCTTGAATTTCTTTTGCAAGAGTTTCAGACATCAAATCTTGTACTGGATCAATAGTCCAAGAAGCTTTTAATTTTCTAGGTGTAGCGTTTATTGTTTTTGTTGTCATTTGAATTGTAGACATCCTTGTCCTTAAATACTTATTCTACTTTACCACCAAGTTCTCTTAACTTTTTAATAAAGTCCCTTCGGGTTCGATAATCGGATATAATAACAGTGCTTATGGTATATTCTGAATTATCAATTGCATCTTTCGAGTCTCTGAGACTATATCCAGTATACTCTCGAACTAGTTTGATAGCTGAAATAACAGAACCATTAGTTCGAATATTCCCTATACTAAATTTCACTTCAGAAGCAGAAGAACCTTCGATCATTTTAAAAAATACTCGACCTTTTACTTCTTCACCAAGTGCAACATTCATTGCTTCCCAAACTTCCATTGCTTTATCAGCACCGTAATGTTTGGTTAAACTTCTAACAAATATTACACCATCATTTACAACTTCTTCTAATGTATCGTTCATATTTTTCACAGTGGATTACTTTTTAATACTATTAATGTAAATTCAACCGGATCAACTTCTACTGTAAGACAATCTCCCCAGCGATGTTTTATAAAACGCACTTCATCACCATCTTGTCTCCAAATTCTCGTAGAGTTCAATACCAGTTTAAAGTAGTGATCAACCACAACAGTATCATTAGATGATACTGGAACATTGTACCTGGCAATATATTTTGACCCATAAATTTCAATTGCGGAATCTGCAATTTCATAATAAACATTAGTCATCGTTGATGTTGGATTAATGGGGGTTGATTTTCTTTTAAATACCAATCAAATTCTGATCTACAATCTGAACAGCATTTTTTATTCATTGATCTAAAATGAAGTAATGCCCCATTACATTTAGGGCATCGTTCTAATGGTTCAGAATGGTTCATTGTGGATCTACTTTATTAAGTTCTACTACTGTGGTTTCTGTTACCGGTGTTGGTTGTTTGTCTAAGCTGGTTTTTACATATGCTAGTACCAATACCATTGTCGTAACCGAAAGTATAACAAAAAATGATACCAAAACATTTCTAAAAATTTCCATTGTTTAGTCCTCTTCGTTGTTATCATGGGTTTCGTTTACTTCTTTAACTGTAGATTCTATCCACAACATAGCTCGTAAAAAGCCTTCTGCCTCAACCGTGTTAATAGTTAAGCCGTCTGCTTTAATACTTTCGTAAAAGTCTTTGGCGCGTTTAACTTCCCACTCAATTGTTTCAGTTAAGTGTTCGTACTTTTCTTGGGCTATTCTATTTGGTTTTGAACGGTTATTTGCTTCGCGTTCGATTAAGCATTTAATCGTGTCTACAATTGTTTGGTCAAGATCTTCGGTAGCCATATGTTTCTCTTAGTGTGTTAAAATTGTATTATATCAAGTTGTTTAATAGATGTCAAGCAGATAATATCGATAAAAATCTGCAATTGGTATTCATTTCTGATGGGAACCATGTTTTTCCAGAATCCAATGATCTGCATAGATTATTATCTATAAGTTTGAACCGTATATATGAAAATTCATCATTTCTACCTAATGTTTCCCCCGCTAACAATGCTTCGTATACTTCTCTATCGTTAATAAATGACATAGTGTTCCTGTGTGTTAAGTTTTAATATATTATAGCAAGTATTGTAGATTTGTCAAGAGTTTTTAAAGAATTGTTTGAAGACACCTTCTAATGCATCGTGTAATTCATCGTCTAGTTTTTTAAATTCATCTTCGGATAATTCTAAAGTGAATGGTAGTGTAATTGTTGACACAACTTTTTTTACCATGTGTTTCAAATTTGTAATTTGCACCAGGAGTTTGGCATTTTGTTTTTGTTTCGATTAAATTAATTAAATCTCTCATTGTAGTTCCTTATTAACTACAATATTTATTGTTTACAACAGTTAAGCGTTGTGATATAATCAATTAACGGATAAATAAAGATGTAGTTCGCGGATGGCCGTCCCAACTACTCTAACATTAACAAGGAATGTCAGCATGAATATTTATACAATCTATACAGCCACTAATAAAATAAATGGAAAAAACTATATTGGGTTTGATTCAAAATGGCCTAAAAGAAAATACGAACATCATTATAATAGCACAGTTGGCTCATCAAATCAAGTATTCTATAATGCAATACGGAAATACGGATGGGATAATTTTGAATGGAACATAATTTATCAATCACATGATGCAGAACATACATTAACAGTAATGGAAAATCATTTCATAAATGAATATCGTAGCTATATTCATTTTGAAAATAGTAATGGATATAACATGACATTGGGTGGAGAAGGAATAGTTGGTCATATACATACCCTGGAAACCAGAAATAACATTAGTAATGCATTATTAGGAAAAACAAAAGGAAAACCAAAACCGCCTAGATCAGCTGAACACTGTGCAAATATAAGTAAATCTAAACGTGGAAATTGTTATGGTATACAGAATAAAGGACAAATACCTTGGAATAAGGGGAAATCTGGAGTATATTCAGATGAACAACTACAAAATTTAAGAAACCATGCGATAGGACGTGATAAGGGGAAAGGCTGGTATAATGATGGTATTAAAGAATATTTTATATTTCCTCATCAAACATTTGATACCTATATAAAAGGAAGAATAAAAAGGTCTAGAAATATGAAACCTATTATTTGTCCTCATTGTGGTATATCCGGTAGTGGTGGGAATATGACTAGATACCATTTTGATAATTGTAAAGATAATAAAAAGGGGACATAAAGTCCCCTTTCTTCTAGCATATACTGATTTATGCTAAATCGTTTTTCAATAATTTAGCAATGGCTTGTACTTCTGTATTTACTACACCCATTACTGCAAGTGCGGCCCATCCAAAGAATACGAACCCATAATGTAAAGGTGCAACAAATAATTCCTCCATAAACCAGAATGTGTGACCCCATTCGTTCAAGCCAACGTTTGGCAAGATCATGAAAGGACCGATAACCGCGATCAAATACATCAAATGTAAACCTTCTTGGTATGTAGGCAATCTTGTTTTTGCATACATGAAAGAAGCTGTACCAGTGATGATATAGATTGGGTATGACAAGTAGAACTCGATGATGTGACTTGGAGTAAAGTCAGTATCACGAACGATAGTTTGGTGCCATGTACCGTCTTGCTCTGTGAAGTAAGAAGCACCCCAATAGATAGCCCATCCATAACAGACTAGCCAGGTCCAGTGAGTGAAGTGGCGGTGTAATTCTTCTCTTGGAGCCAATGATTGGCCGGACATCATAGCACGATCTCTTGTTTTCCAAATGTATCCATTGATACCAGCAAATAATAATACCTCAGCTACGATTTCAATGTACAACATGTTCATCCAGTATTTCTCAAATTCAGGTGCAAACGAGTCAAGACCAGCTGACCAGCCATAAACACCTTCGTACCAACGAATGAATGAATAGAATACCAAATAGAGCATCATACCAGCCCATAGGTTTACTTTATTTAACAACGGTGCAGCAGATGCATCGCTTTTTACGTTTTCAGATATAGCAGCCATTTTATACCTCCTAATAGGTTTTATTGACTTTTAAATTCGGTTTAACGCCCGTTAAACCAGCTCGCGGGAGATAGAGCTACAACAACTGTTTAGTAGTTGATGTAAATATTATATATCAGTGTGTCATGTTTGTCAATTATTATTTATAATTACCTAGTAAAAAACTAAAGTTTTTCACCTGGTGTGAAACCTCTAAAACATTTGAATCTTGGAAACCGTAAGCTATAGGTACCGTCTCTGTTTTTAGTTATTGCATCAGCACGGATTTCAGCCAATTCACCAACAATTGTGCTACGGGACTGCCATATATCAAATCGAAGCTGGTCACTGAAACCACTACCAATGTTAACCAAGATTTCTCTGCCATCGTCGATGCCTTTACATACCAGCGCACCTGTGACTCCTTCATACTTACCTGTTCCTTCTTCAACGCTTACTATTCGTAAAGTTACTTCGATAAATGGTTTAAGTTTTAACCAAGCAACTGATCTATCACAGACATATGGTGCGTTGGGATCTTTTATTA